GATATGGAGCTTGGCGATATAGTTACTATTGGAACCATGATTCCAGCTAAATCTTTTAACAAATCTTTTTCATCAAGGCATTTTATGATAACAGGGCTTACAAGAAGTTCTGGAAGATTAAGTATTGAAATGCTAGATGTAACTAAAAACTCTTAGAGGTAATATGTCAATCAGCACAATTGGTTTTTCTACTGCATCAAATGGATCGGATAAAGCCACATACACACCAAGTCGAAATCCTAACATCGGAGTAACATACGGAACTAATTATGAGGGCATTGTAACAAATCAAGCTATTGGTGGAGAAACTTATACAATAGAAAGATTTGGTAAGAGAAGATATTATACAATGACTTTCTCATTTTTAGATAGCACAGATGAGGGCAAACTACAAGCTTTAATTGATCAAGCAGATGGGAAAAAGAATAGTTTTTATTATTCGCCAGATGATTTCTCAACTTCGGTGCTTGTTCGATTTGATCAAGACAGCTTTGCTTTTGAAGAAGTTGCTAATGGTGCAACCAGTATTACCTTTACAATGGTCGAGCAGTTATAGTTTAAGGCTTATAATCGCCTGTTTATGGCGGTTTTTTATTTTATTCGGCTCAATGTATGCCTCTATAGATTCCCCCCTTTATTCTCGGTAAAAATTTTTTTTTAAAAAACCCTTGCATTATGCCAAATATGTTATAATTTTATACCAACAAAGAGATCATGGAGGTAAAAAATGAACTCAAGAAAACTAAAATCAATCTCAAAATCTGGCAAGTTATGGCTAGAAAATAAACAGTATAATCAGCTAATTAAAGCTCAAGTTGCTTTGGAAAACTTAATTAATGATTATTGTGATATTAGGGACAATCATAAGCCAGGCGTTTTTTCTTATAACTTAGCACAAGAAAATATTCATTCAATTCATAAAAAAATTGATGAAATACAAGAAAAAAAAGATAGAATCGTAAGTTTGTATTCACAATTAGCAGTTGAAGAAACACTTGCTGACGAAATCCTTAAGGAGGTAGGCAATGGATAAATCATATAATGGTTATTCAAATTGGGAAACATGGAATTACATGTTGTGGATCAATAACAACGAAAAGCTTCACAATCTTGTAATGAGCAATTACAAGACATTAGTCAATAGAGAGTTCAGAAAGAAATGGCTAGTTGGAGTTGCTGAGAATTGTGTTGGTACTGAACTTATGTCAGACCTTAAAAAATCAGATATTAAAAATATTAATTTTGAAGAAATCATTGATCACATCAATGACCACTTAAATCTAATCCCAGAGAGAGGTTAAAATGCAAATCGAATATTACAATTCAGCAATGTGGAAATGGATGATTAAAAATATGAAAAAAGAGCATGGCTTTTATAATGAATCAGAATGTGTAGAAATGATTTCAATACTCAAAAAGCATCGCAAAGTAGCAAAAGCTGGATTTTTTTCTCTAAAAAGTAAATCTGATTCAAAAAGTGTAATTGATCAATTAAAGTTTTATGTTGAAAAAATGATCGATATTAATAAAAAAATAAGCTTTTTAGAAAATGAAATAATTCACATACGTAATGTAGAAATTCATAAAAAGATGATTAAGTATGAATTTCTTAACATTGCTAACGGAAAGAGAGCTTAAAATTATGAATCCATATTTATTTTGGCTTATAGTCGCAATACTTGTATTATTCTTTCAAATGTTAAGTAAGATAATAAATCTTAAGCACCAAGTAGATTTCTGGAAAGATAATGCCATGATAGCAACAGAAAAATACAACCAGCTATTGGTAAAGAAATCAATGACGAAGGCGATCCAAAGGCTAGAGAGAATAGCAACAAAAGCACAATGATCGCAAAAGGAGGTAAACTAATATTAGGGGGGCAAGTGATCTCTCTCCGCAAATCCAGACTTTACCTCCGTCTGGATGCCCCCCATTTAAAAAGGAGATTCTAATGGAAATAATCAAAGAAGAAAATGGATCAATAACTTTAAGGATCAATAGACCAGAGAATATGTCAAAGCAAAGATTCTTAACTATAGCAGCAAGGCTTGAAAAGCTACTTGATCAGCTTGGAGCAAAGATTCGTGTCAAATAGCGTTTACTATGCTGTTGACGTTTTAGTTGGCGAAGGTATGGTTACCTATACCGATGAAGATTTTGTGGCGTTAATACAGCAAATAGAAGCACTAATAGATACTCATGGAGAGGATGCAAGTATTCTGAGAGCAACAGGATACTTCAATAAGGGCGAATCAACAGATATTAAATTAAAAGTAATTAATACACTACAACAAAGGAGGTCGTAATGCCTGTTAATATAAAAGGTAAAAGCTACACTATGGTCGGAGAAAGAGTTAAGCAAGCTCACGAAGATCACAATGGAGAAGTAGAAATAGATACAAATATATTTGAACTAACTAATGAAAGGGTAATCTTTAGAGCTGAATTAAAGATTAATGGAAAACTCTTTACAGGACATGCTCTTGAGATTTTTGGTTCTAATATGATTAACACCACTTCAGCACTTGAAAACTGCGAAACATCCGCAATAGGTAGAGCATTAGCAGCTGCTGGTTATAGTGGCTCTGAATATTGTTCAGCGGATGAGCTAACAAATGCTTTGATCAATCAAGAGGTAAGAAGCAAAGATGAAACAAAGGAACCAACAGAAAAGCAAAAAAACCTCTTATGGGATTTAGTTAAAAAAATAACTGATGAAGAAATTAAAAAAGAATGGATTATTAAAGGGCAGAATGAAAAAGACAGATTTAAATTTTCTATCTTAATACAAGATTTAAAAAAGGAGCTTGGATTAAATGGCTTCCCAGCAACCTAAAGGTAATTTTTTAGTTAACAATTTTGCTAATGATCTTAGTCTACGTCATTACAATAAGCCGATAGATTCGTTAAAAGATTATCAGAAAAAAGAAATAATTCTCATGTCAGAGCAAAGACTATTTGAAATATTTAAAGAAGATGATCTTATTTGGCTTTGCGTAGGAATTAGAAAGGGTAAAAAATGAAAAGAAAAAATAAATCAAGAAATCAAGTTTCAAGAAAATTTAAGCAAAAAAAAATGAAAGAATACGAAAGAGAAGAATGTATTAAAGAAGCGATTTACGAAATTTATAATATTGCCGCTACAGATAGAGATGCTTTTAATAGGATTTTTGATTTTACAAATCATATGCAGCGTTGTATTGATGAATCACAGAAACATTTTAAAAAAGATTATTTTAAATTAAATAAAGACGATAAAATGAGAATTTTTGCAATAGCTACTGATCTAGTAAAGATAACAGGTTCAGAATGGGCTTCGGAATAAAAACACAAGCTATTGATCGAGTCTTTTCTTTGTATATAAGAACAAGAGATAAATGGACTTGTCAAAGATGCGGTAAAAATTACGAGAATAAAAAAGGATCATTAGATTGTTCTCATTTCTATGGTAGACGTTCTTGGTCAACTAGGGTAGAGCCTTGTAATGCAATGGCTTTGTGTAAGGGTTGCCATTTGTATGTAGGCGGTAATCCCATTGAACACACAAAGCTTTGGGAGGGGCGATTTACTACCCAAGAAAGAGATCAAGTGATTAAGAGGTACCAAGATGCCACTATCAGAAAAAAGGACGTAAATACCCCAGAAAACTTAAAAAAAATAAAGGAGATGTTAAATGAAGCAGAAAGACAGAATCAAAGAACTTCTTGAAAAACACTATATTTACAGAAAATCAGATTACAAATTAATGGCTAGAATCTGGAATGATGATATTAAGAAACTACATGGTTATCAAAATATGACAGCTAAAACATTTTTAGATTTACTATTTCATAATAAATTAACAAAATGGGAAACAGCAACTAGGCATAGAAGAGATTTACAAAGAAATAATCCAGAACTTAGAGATAAGGATACTTACGAATTTAAAAAGCAGCAAGAAAAAATCTGGAGAAAGAGATATAGTCCAAATGGCAGATAGAAAAAAACTTGAAAACAATTGGGATCAAGTGTACAAAGAAACCGCAGATTGGATTAGAACAACAGAGCATTGGGGCGATTTTTCTCAATCTGTAATTATAGATGCAATGCTTACAGCTACTTTTGAGGTTATTTTTCATATATCCCCAACTAAAGAAGTCGCAATGACACAAATAATGGCAGCGATGTCTAACTTTAGCGATATAGAAGAGTCATAATGGCTAAGAGATTTACAGATAGTTCTAAATGGACAAAGCATTGGTTTGCAGTTTTGACTCCAGAGTACAAATTATTTTGGATATATCTACTTGATCAATGCGATAATGCTGGAATCTATGATAAGTATTTAGAATTAGCTGAGTTTTCAATAGGATTAAAATTAAATGAACAGGATATACTAGAAAAATTTGGTAAACACATTGTCCAAATATCGCATAAAAAATGGTTCTTACCTAAATTTATCGAATTCCAATATGGAGATTTAAATCCAGCTAATAAAGCACATTTATCAGTAATAAAAAAATTACAAAAATATAATCTTGATCAATATATTAAGGGGCATACAAGCCCCTTACATGAACCTAAAGAACAGAATAAGAATAGGAATAGGACAAAGAGTAAGCCAAGCAATCTTGATGAAGTAAAAGAATATTTAAAAGAAAAAAATATCAAAGATGTTGATGCTATTAAATTTTATTCTTTTTATGAAGCTAATGGTTGGGTACAGGGCAAAAATAAACCTATTAAAAATTGGAAGATGTGCGTTAATACATGGAGAGGAAAGGAAGAAGATCAGTCAAAAACACAAGAAATAAAAATAGGTTGCCCCAAACATCCAAAAATTATTAGAATGGCTGCTAAAGATACTTGGGCATTTTGTCCAGAATGTAGAGAAAAACTAATTGATGTGGAATCTATGGATTATATAAACTATACAAATACAACATGAGAAAATACGTAAGAGTAAAACCAAAAAAGCTAGTTATGGAAGTATATTCAAGGCTATTAAATGAAAATAGATTATTAGAAAATGGAGCAGCAATACAAAGATATAGAAAGTTAAGGTTAAGAAATGAGCGATAAAACTTATCTTGATCAAGTTTTTGTTAAAGAACATAAATTTGCAAATGGTGGTAAGATTTTAAAAATTGGTATAGCGGATGTAAATCAATTTGTTGATCAAATTTTATCACATAAAAAGAAAACAAAAGATGGGAAACCAGATCGTTGCGATCTTATAATTACCAGAAGAAAAGAACAAACTCAATACGTTACCCATTCTATTTATATTGATGATTATGTTTCAAAACAAAAAAATCAAGACTTTAATGATATAGTTGATGACGAACATTTATTTTGAACTACATCCAAGAACCAAGCCACGAACCTTGCCCATTATGCGGATGGGTTTGTTCTAAGTGTAAATCACAAAGAAGAACACAGGATGAAATTATATTTGATCAATATGATGAAGTCATTCGCCAGAAAAATAATTTTATCTTGGGAGTATTATTCTTTAATAACCTTACACCATACCAGCAAAGCGTTTTTGTTTTGCATGAAATACGCAAAAAAACATTTCCAGAGATTGCAATAGCATTAAATAAAAAAGAAACTGCGGTCAGAAAATGTTGGCAACGCTGCAAGTTGCGTATTCCCAAGACTTTACAAGAATACAATTCAAACAAATGTCGCATTCCCCCTTATATATAGAGGGGCATTTATGCCTTACTCGTGAATTAATAAAATGTTTTTAGCACGAAATAAGAAAAAATAATGCCTTTGCATGATGTAAAATGCCTCCGATGTGATCACATCCAAGAGGCTTTCTGGTTGCCAAATCAAAAGCCTAACAAAATACTTTGCGAACAATGCGGTTCTGATAACACAAAAATAATTATAGGGAAACCAAATATTAACTTTGTAAATAATAAATATGAAAAACAATTAGAATCAGAAGCCGCAGATAAAGGCTGGTAATGTCTAAAAAAGATTCAAGATTAAAAAGAGCTGGAGTAAGTGGTTATAATAAACCCAAAAGAACTCCAAATCATCCTACAAAATCACATATTGTAGTTGCCAAAGAAGGCAATAAAATAAAAACAATTAGATTTGGTCAACAGGGGGCAAAAACCGCTGGTAAACCAAGGGCTGGAGAATCAAAAAGAATGAAAGCTAAGCGAAGAGCATTTAAAGCTCGTCATGCTAAAAACATTGCAAAAGGTAAAATGTCCGCTGCATATTGGGCGGATAAAGTAAAATGGTAACAAATGCGTAAAAAAAGAAAAGTTCCTAAAGATAAATCAACAGGTCTTGCTAAAAAATACTTATCTGGGGTTAAAGGATCAAAAAGATCAGAATTAGCAAGTATAATTAAACGCATGGATAGACTATATAAGCAAGGAAAGAAAATTCCAAAATCTTTGATCAAAAGGAGGTTAGCACTTGGCAAAGCTAAGCGGTAGAACTAATAAAATATTAAGAGAAAAAGCAAAAAAAAGTAAAGCTTTTACATATTCCGATTTAGCTGCAGTTTATAGGAGAGGACAAGCAGCTTGGACTTCTGGCTCCAGACCTGGTATTGGAATGGCACAATGGGCAATGGCTAGAGTAAATTCTTTTTTAAGAGGTTCAAGAAAACATGATACGGATATAAGGGCAAAGGCTAGAAAGAGAAATAAAAAATGATTACATATTTAAAGAGAAAAGATGGATCAGTATTTGGTAAAATTAAATTAACAAAAAAAATGCTCGATGCTTATAAAAAAGATGGTTGTATTTTATGTGATGAAAATGGCAAAGAAATAAAAAAGGAAAAGAAAAAAAAGTAATGGAAAGTGTGAATGGTGTAGATATATCTGGCTTAAAAGAAGAAGATAAAATCAGTATGCGTTTACATGCTTCGCACCACTCTAAAAAACATTTAGAGCAAATGGTAAAAGATTTAAAAGCTGGAAAAAGTTTTCAGCAATCCCATGAAATAGCACAAAGAAAGGTTGGTAAATAATGCCCTATCATGCTGGAAAAAAGAAAAATGGAAAGATGAAAAATAAAAAAAAGAAAAATGGTAAAATGAAAATGGGTAAAAAACGCAAGTAATGTTTGAACCTTGCATACATAACGATAATCGCATTTGTGCATTTAGCGGACATGATAGCAAGGGAATAAATTATTGCGGATTTGCAACATCTAATAATATCATTAATGAAATGAAAAAATGCCCTCTGCTTGATATAAAAAAGAAAAAATTAGAAAAAAAGAAAGTTTTCAAAGGTAATGCATTTAGTTGATTATAATCCATTTGATCTTATAGAAGCTGAATATAATCCAAGACAATTAAATATTGATCAACACGCTCAATTGACTGATTCTATAAAAAGATTTGGGTTAATTGATCCGCTTATAATAAATGTTAATAAAGAAAGAAAAAATATTTTAATAGGCGGACATCAAAGATTAAAAATAGCCAAAGAACTTGGAATCGAAAAAGTTCCTTGCGTTGAATTAGATTTATCAGCTGAAAAAGAAAAAGAACTAAATGTAAGATTAAATAAAAATACAGGCTCTTGGGATTGGGATGCCTTATCAAGCTATTTTGATGTAGAGGAATTAACAGAGTGGGGATTTTCAGATGATGTTTTATTTGAAACAGAAGAATCTTTTGAAGAAGAAATATCTGAGCCTAAAGCATCTGATGATGGATATTCTAGATTTGAGTTAATCATGCTACACGAAAATAAACTAAAACTTTTAGAGGCTCTAAATAAAGCCAAAAATGAATTTGCACTTGAAAAACAAGAAGATGCTCTAATGGAAATAATAAATAGGTATTTTATAACATAATGCAAGAAAATAATAGTTTTATAAGTTTTGATAATACTCAAATAGGATTGCTATTTGATGACAGCAAACATCCACAATATCCAATAAGATATTACAATGTTGTTGATACGCAAGGATTTGAATTTAAAGATGATTGCAGTTATTACGGATTTGCTTATTCTGGAAGAAATGTTTTAATCCGTAAGGATGGCAAGGCTCCAATATGCATACAAAATGGAATGTATTTTAGCTTATCAGATTGGTTTAGACCTACCGTTCAATTACATGATGAAAAACCAGAATCTGGGAAGATGATCATAATAGAAGTTTTGCATACAAAAGGCGATTACCCTAAAACTAATTATAAAGCAGCACCTTCTTTTGGGGGTCCAATAGAGCCAACAGGACGATTAAAATATATAGATGGGTGTACTGATAGCTTATTGATTGCACCTGTTAAAATGGGCGATCCTTGTTTTAATCATTTGCATTTCCCTAAAAATATTACACAAACGCCACACACACACCCAACGCATAGAATCGGAATTGTTGCTAGAGGTAATGGAGAGTGTATTACACCATTTGGAAATCTACCATTAACAGAGGGAATGATATTTATTATAAAAGAATGGAATGGAGAATCCTACAAAAAAGGATTAGATGGAGAGATGTATCCTGTTGGTACTCACAAATTTGACACTAAAGAAGAATCAATGGATGTTATAGCATTTCATCCAGATAGCGATTTTGGTGCTACTGATATAAACCACCCAATGATAAATAGAACAATCGTAGATGGTGTAAGAGCATCCTTATTAGATGATATAAGAACAAAATGAAGGTAAGAAAAAAAGAATTTATTGATCAAGATGTTTACTCAAAAGCTATTGAGAGAATTAATTATCTTTATGATTCTTTTGATAAAGTTGTAGTTTCATTTTCTGGAGGCAAAGATTCAACAGCGGTTTTAAATTGCACTTTAGAAGTTGCCAAAGAACGCAATCAGCTTCCATTAGAGGTGGTATTTTTTGATGAGGAAGCAATACATCCTACAACCATTGATTATGTGAAGCGAGTTTCTGAAAATCCAGATATAGATTTAAAATGGTATTGTTTAGAAGTAAAGCATAGAAATGCTTGTTCAAATGAAGAACCATTCTGGTACACATGGGATGCAGATAAAAAAGATTTATGGGTAAGAGAATTACCAGAAGAAGCTATCACAAAGCATCCTAATTTTAAAAAGGGTATGTCATTCCAAGAGTTTTGTCCGTATATATACGATAAAAAAGACGGAAGAATTGCTATGCTGACAGGAATCAGAACTGAAGAAAGTTTAAGGAGATACCAAGTAATCGCAAGTAAAAAGAATGATGTATTTCTAAATTCTAAAGCAGAGAATGGAATGAATCAATATAGAGCTTTTCCTATTTATGATTGGTCTAGCAAAGACGTTTGGCTTGCGGTTCATAAGTTTGGTTGGGATTATAATACTACTTACGATATATTTAATCAAACCAAATGGCATAATAAATTTTTAACGCAAAGAGTTTGTCCTCCCTACGGAGAAGAACCATTGCGAGGATTATGGGTATATTCTGAATGTTTTCCAGAGCTTTGGCATAAAATGCTTTATAGAGTGAAAGGAGTTGCTACTGCTTGGAGATATGCAAATACAGAGCTTTATAGCTCCGCAAGTGAAAAGCCAGATCATCTTAAATGGTCACAATATGCCAGAGTTATTTTAGACAGCTATGATCACGATGCTAAAAATTTAGTTAAGAAATCGCTTAATCAATATATGAAATTACACAAAGGAAGAACCTCAATGCCAATTCCACAAGAAGAGCCGCATCCAATAAGTGGCGTTTCTTGGAAATGGTTATGTAAGGTAGCTATTCGTGGCGATATGAAAGGAAGACAAAGCAATACGCTAAATAATCAATCAGTTACTGCCAGAAAAAAACTTGGCATTACATTAAAAGAAGCAAAAAGATTGTATGCTTAAAAAAGAAGCTATTAGTTTTATTGAAGAAGTTCCTTGGGTTTATGCTAAAAGCTATGCTGCTTTCTTGCCCCACTATTACACAACAAGAGATAGGGTTCAAGATGATGAGCGTTTTGAGCTTTTTATAGAGTACATGAGAGAAAATGCAACTATCAAAGCATTTCATAAAAAACAATATTTATATTTTGAGCTAGATGGCTTTGAGTATTGGGAAATGGGCAGACCTAAAAAAGCGGTACAAGTAATTAATAAAGCCCAGATAAATGATAATAAATCTTATAGATTAAATAAACCAAGCCAAGGAGATCAAGCAAGGCTTTTATCTAGGCTCAAAGAAAGAGATAAATATGTTGATTGGTTACTTGATCAAAATAGAAGCCCAGAACAAGAAGAAGAATTAAAATTTTTAATGAATAGCAAAAGAAAAAGTCCAAATATAATGGATCATTCCGACAAACCATTTCCTAACTATGTGATACCAAAATGAAAAAACAACCATTAGATAAAGTAGTTTGGATGGATAGAGAAAAGCTGAAACCAAACAATTATAACCCAAATAAAGTAGCACCGCCAGAGCTTAAACTTTTAGAAACATCTATATTAGAAGATGGCTGGACACAACCTATTGTAATAAATCCAGATTTTACTATTGTAGACGGTTTTCATCGCTGGACAGTATCAAATACCGATCCAGTTAAAAAGCTTACTAATGGCAAAGTTCCAGTTGTTATTGTAAGACCTAAAGACAAAGCACAACAGCAAATGGCAACAATACGACATAATAGAGCCAGAGGAACTCATGGAGTGCTTGAAATGTCTGATATAATAAATGATATGGTAAAGAACCAAGGCTTATCTGGTGAAGAGATAATGGAAAGATTAGGGATGGAAAGAGAAGAAGTTGTTAGATTATGCTTTAGAAGTGGTATTCCTAAATCTGAAGTATTTGGCGATTTAGAATTTAGCAAGGCATGGCAACCCAAATAATGAGCGATCCGATTGAAAACGGGCAAAATCGGAACTCAAAAGGGCAGTTTGTTGCTGGTAATACTGCTTCAGTTGGCAAAGGTAGACCAAAGGGAAGCCGATCAATACCAGACATATTAAGAAAAATATCAGATGAAGAAGGAACTACAAGCGGAATTGATAAGCTAGAAGTTGTTATGAGAAAAGTATTTCAATATGCATTAGAAGGTAAATCATGGGCAGTTCAGTTTATTGCTGAAAGATTAGAAGGTAAAGCAAAAGAGCATATTATAACGGAAGAGTTTAAGCCTTTACAGGTTCTAAAATTTAATGATCCTATTTTGGATGAAGAAGATTAAGGGGCATAGATGCCCCATGTAAGAAGCTAAAGAAAAAGATAAAGATAAAGTTAAAGATAAATGAATGGAATTATTTCTAACCAAAGAAAGGCAAGAGATTCTAAATCATCCAGCAAGATTCAAAGTTATAACAGCTGGGAGAAGATTTGGCAAATCCATTCTCGGTCTGATGTTTCTTTTGAAAGGACGAATGTTGGAGGGGGAGAATCGTTGGTATATATCTCCGACTTATCGGCAAGGCAAACAAACAGTTTGGAGTCAGTTAAAATCCATTATGCGGACACAACAGGGATGGAAGATCAACGAGTCAGAACTCAGTTGTACCAGATTAGGGGTTACAATTGCAATTAAAGGTTCTGATGCACAGGATTCATTGCGTGGTGCTTCGCTTAATCGTTGCGTACTTGATGAATATGCTTACCAAAAACAAGGTGTATTTGAAGAGGTTATTTATCCCATGTTAACCACTACAAGAGGAAACGCTTTATTAATAGGAACGCCAGATGGATTTAGTAATAATAATTTCTATGATTACTTTCTTAAAGGTCAAGGTACAGATGATCAATGGAAGTCTTGGCAATATAAAACA